GGCCGGTAATTCAGTAACGTTGCGGGTCGCCCATAAGGCAGTTGTGACGACCGGTGTGGTCACGCTGACCGGTATTCCGGTCACGTTGAACCAAGGAGCTCCAGGCAGGCTGACGGCTTTGGCTGGCGCGATTGTGCTTGCTGGCCAGCTGGTCGGACTTCGTGTCGCTCGTCGGGAGACGGTGGCGAAGGGAACGATCGCGCTTACTGGTCAGACGGTGAATTTGCGTGTTGGCCGCGGTCTGGCTGCAACGCGTGGCGCCATTGTTGTAACAGGCCAATTCACAACGCTCCGGGTAGCGCGTAAGCTAACCGTCACAACGGGTGTTGTCGCGCTTGCCGGAATTCCGGTAACGCTGACCAAGAAGGGCCGCACGCTTGCGGCCGCGACTGGTGCGGTCACTGTTACTGGCCGGGATGTAGATTTGCGTGTTGGTGTAACGCCCTACATACCGCCGCCTTACGTGCCTTACTATCCGGTTTCGATGGCGTCGATCATGGGGGTTCGAAGGCCGGCCGGAACGATCCTTAAGCGTTTTATCGTTGATGTCAGGGAACCTTTCTGATGGCCGTTACACCGCCTGCCAAGGTTGCCAATTCCAATCCGCTCGGAAACGATGAAGTCAACGTCTTCACCGAGCCGAAGAATGCGCAAGTTTGGTTTGATATGTTGACCGAGGCCGAGAACGTTTTCGAGACTTGGCAAAATCGTTGCGACAACATCGACAAGCAGTACGCCAGCCTAGACCGGCTTGCTTCCGAGACTAGGCAAAAAGAGTTTCAGATGTTCTGGTCCAACCTGCAAGTGTTGGGCCCGAGCGTCTACGCGCGCCCGCCTGTTCCTGTGGTTGTGCCAAAGTTTAAGGACAGGAGACCGATCTACCAGACCGCGAGCGAAATTGCCGAGCGCTGCGCCACGGTTGCCTTCGACCTCGCTTACATCAATGACGCGCTGTTGCTGGTGCGCGATGACTTAGTGCTGCATGGCCGCGGAGTGCTGTGGGTTCGTCACGAGCGCGCCAAGAACGGCAAGCCGGAAAAGGTTTGTATCGAGCACAAGAACCGTCACGACTTCCTGCACGACCCGGCGCGTTGCTGGTACGAGGTGCAGTGGGTTGCGGCGGCGAGTTACTTGACGCGTGAGGAGGCAAAGAAGCGCTTTTCCAAGTTCTCCGCCGACGCCTACGACGATGCCGAGTACAAGATCGATCGTGACGCGCGCGACATTGGTGGTGCGGACGAGCGCGAGCGCGCCAAGGTATGGGAGATCTGGCATCGTGGGCTCGGCAGGGTCGTATGGGTTACGGAAGGCGTTGATGTTTTGCTCGATGACGCGCCACCGCATCTCGACCTGCAGGGTTACTTTCCCTGTCCGCGGCCGGCGTTCGGCACGACGCAGCCCGGCAGTCTCGTTCCGGTGCCCGACATTCTCTACTACCGCGACCAACTCGAGGAGCTCAACCAGCTCACCGGGCGCATTCATGCGCTGTCCGACGCGGTGCGGGTGAAGGGCTTCTACCCGGCCGGCGGCAATAGTTTGTCCGACGCGATCGAGGCTGCGCTCAAGATCAATTCCGATGCGCGCGTGATGGTGCCGATCACCGATTGGGCGGCGTTCGGTGGATCGAAAGAGGTTATCGTCTGGTTGCCGATCGACATGATCGCGAACACGATCAACGTGTTGGTCACGCTGCGCAAGCAGATCATCGAGGACATCTACCAGGTGATGGGCTTGTCCGACATCATGCGCGGCGCGACCGATCCGAATGAGACGCTCGGCGCGCAGCAGCTCAAGATGCAGTCGGGCTCGGTCCGCATCAAGGACAAGCAGGCCGAGATGGCGCGCTTGTCAAAGGAGTGCGTGCAGATCACGACCGAGATCATCACGGAAAAATTCGACGATCAGACCATCATGGCAATGAGCCAGACGCAGCTCCCGCGCAAGGCCGAGCATCAGATGCAGCTGATGCAGATGCAGCAGCAGTTCGCCCAGCAGGCGCAGCAAGCGCAACAGCGCATGCAGCAACTGCAGGCGCCGCAAGGTCCCCAAGGTGGACCGCCAGGTATGGGTCCGCCGCAAGGAGGCCCGCCTCCTGGCGCCGCCCCCCAGCCATCGCCAGGAGGCGGCGACCCCACTGCCGAGATCCAGGCCGCTCTGCAGCAGGCGCAGCAGCAGCTGCAGGCGTTCGCGCAAAAGCCGACCTACGAAGACGTCATGGCATTCCTGCGCAGCAACCGCGATCGCGCCTTCGTGCTCGATATTGAGACGGACAGCACGATCCAGTTCGACGAGCAGAAGGAAAAGCAGGGGCGCGTCGAATTCATGCAGATGCTTGGCGGACTCTTGCCGCAGCTGGGCGCCATGGTGGCGGCGCAGCCTGCGATGGCGCCGTTCGCCGGCAAGCTGCTGAAGTTCTCGGTCGCGCCGTATCGGGTCGGGCGTGAGCTCGACAACGCGATTGACGACGCGGTGCAGCAGATGGAAACGCTCGCCGGTCAGGGCGGGCAGGGCCAGGAGGATCCGAAGACCAAGGGCATGAAGCAGGACGCCGCGGCCAAGGCGCAGATCGAGCGCGAGAAGATGCAGTGGCAGACGCAGGAGAACGACAAGGAGCGCCAGCTCAAGATCGCGGAACTGCAGATGAAGGGTCAGTTGGAAACGCAGAAGATCCAGAACGAGCAGCAGGTCGCGCAGCTGGAGTATGAAGGCAACGAAAAGGAGCGCCAAGCCAAGATCATGCAGATCAACGCGCAGATGCAGCGTGACCAACAGAAGGGCGCGATCGACCAGCAGAACGCGCAGATGAAGATCGGCATGGACGCGCAGAAGCAGAGGATCCAGGCCCAGGGCATGGCCGAGAAGAACGCCATGTCGCGCGAGCAGATGGCGCAGAAGGCGCAGGACAACGCGATGAACCGCAACATGAAGGCGCAGCAGTTCGACCAGAAGATGCGTCAGCCGGTCAACCCGCGGGGAGCGCCATGACGACGGGTGCGTTTGTCGCGAAGCGGTTTTTGCGCGGGGCGGCCGGCGATTTGATCAACGCGGACTACATCGTGCGGATTTACTTTGACGCTACTGGCAGGATATTTGCCGACATGCCGACCGGGCCGGCGATTGAGTTGTACAGCATGGATCCGATACCAGAACCGGCGCGAGACCGGCTTACGACACTGCCGATTACTTTTGTGTCGGTGGGGTGAGGGGCAATGATCAAGCCGCAGGAACTGCGCGATCATGCGACGGACGAGCACCGGCAGGGATGTGGTGGGCGGGTTTATACGTGCTCGTGTGGCTACGACAAGGTCACGGAGCGGTTGCTGCGCGCTGCGGCGAAGCGGATTGAGGAGTTGGAGGCGGCCAATCGCGGCTTTCGCGAGCGTCTCGCGCTGGAACGCAAGGACGAACAGTCGTGAGAGTTGACCACACCATCATCTACTCGTTGATTGCGCTGGCCGTGGTGTGTGCTGTGATCCTGTTTGTGTTCAACCCGATGGGAGCACGCTGATGGGGCTCGTCAAGCAGTGGCAGATGGAACAGGCCGAAGCTGGCCGGCATGAGGAATTTCGCGACTGGTTCAAGGATGCGCACGGTCGCGAGCCGACCAAACAGGATGTGGCGAAGTATTGGGATGATTTTGAGTTGGATGAAGCCATGGAGCACGCCCTGAACAAGGACGACTAACATGCCCTACTACGGCGGCACGCCGATGGCGGCGGACCCGAAGTTCCTGATGCAGCGGCTGATGGCCAGCGGCATGTCGCGCGCGCAGGCCGCTGCCGTTCTGGGCAATTTGCAGCGCGAGAGCGGGCTTGCCTCCAACAATGTCAACAAGGATGAAGGCGCCTATGGCCTGATGCAGTGGCGCGGGCAGCGGTTTGAGCAGCTGCAGCAGTTTGCCGCCGCCAAGGGAACAGCCTGGACCGATCCGGGCACGCAGGCTGACTTCATTGCGCACGAGATGGCGACAACGGAGCGCAAGAACGCCGCGCCGTTCATGGCTGCGCGGACGGTCGACGAGGCGTCGGCCGCGCTCAAGCCGGTGATCCGCTACGGTGACGACAGCGGGCCGGAGCGGGCGATGCACGCGCGCAACTTCTTCGGTGCCGATGACGCTGCACCGCAGGCGGCGGCTGCGCCGAACGGTCAAGCCACTCCCGCGTCGGCGCAGCCGGCTGTTTCACGTGAAACCCCGGAGCAGCGGTATTACCGGCAGGCTTACCTGGCCGATCCAGCCGGCCGGGGCAGCAATGCGCGCGGCATGCGTGGCGGGTTGAACAGCTTGGGCGATCTGGGCGCAGCCTTCATCGCCATGAAGCAGCGCCAGGCGGCAGCACAGCCTCAGGCGCCAGTGCAGCCAGGAGCTGACGCCAACCCGGCTTTTCTTGGCGGCCGCGATAGCTTGGCTGCTCGGGTAGCCGGCCCGCCACCGGCGGCGGCTGCTGACCTCACCTCGCATCAACCGGTGGCGCAAGCGCCACCTGGAGCTCCCGAACCGCCGCGCTTTCCGGGCGGCATTCCGCAGCCGCGACCGCGCCCGATGACGGGGCCGGGCCTGCCGCTGGACGATCGCCTGATGGGCGGACCGACCGTTGCCGAGATGGGGTCGTTGGTCGATCCGACGAGGTACGACGACTATGGCTGATCCGCGCGGCTTGCGGTGGCAGGCACTGCCGGCGGCATCGGTTCTCTGGTAGACCCTGGCAAATACGAGGCACAGTGATGGCTACACCGACCACCAACATCGATCGCGCCATGACGGTGACGCTGGCCAATCCGTCGCCGCCGACGAACGTCGTGGCGCTCTACCAGGGCACGCCGCCGACCCCGGCATCCCTTGCCGGCACGACGCAAAACTCGACCCCGGACGCGCTCAATGCCTGGATCTGCGCCGATCCGCTCAATGGCGCCACTGCGCCGGAACTGTCTGGTCTGGCGGAGGCGGAGGGGACCGAGATCAGCACGTCAGCCCCGACCGGGCGCGTGACGGGACACAGCACGGGCACCGCCTACAGCGAGACGCCAAACACCAGCCACCCGAGCGGCACCAATCTGGGCGGTCCGCAGCTGGTAACGAACGGGGCCTTTGCGGCTGCGTCCAACTGGACAATGTCCGGCGGCGCCACGATCGGCACGGGCACGCTCAACTTCGACGGCACGGGCGCCGCGCAGGCCACCCAGACCGCGGCACAGACCATCACCGCGGGCGACTACCTGTACGCGTTCGACGTCGTACAGCATGCCGGCGTGACGCCGATCACTGTCGGCGTTGGCGGGACGACGGCCGTCGTGGCTGGTTCCAACGTGCCCGGGACGTTCACGGGCACGATCACGACGGCTGCCGCCTCGCAGATTGTCGGGCTGTTCTGCTCCACCAAGGTCGTGAAGCTCGACAACTTCAGTGTTCGAAGGAAGCTCTAACCAGGAGGCCGATATGGTCAAGAAGCAGCAGCGGTTGAAGTCCAAGACGAAGTCCAACGACGACGACGAGATCTACGAGGAGGGCGAAGAGGGCGAGTGGACTGACGAGGAAGGCAATCCGGTCAAGAGCGAGCAGGACCTCGTCATCGAGCCCCAGGCCGTTCCTGGCGCCGCGCTGTCACGCGCCACGACCGTGACGTCCGCCAATCCGACGCCGCCGACCAACGTGCCTGTGGTTTACCAGGGCACGCCGCCGACGCAGACCGGGCTTACGCCAGCCCAGGCGCCGGCGCCTGACGTTGCGGCTGCGAACATCATCCTGTTCTCGGACCCGCTGAACGGTGCGGTGCAAGGTCCGGTTGTCAAGCCGGACACGGTACGGATCGACACGGGTGCTGCCACGGCACGCGCTGCCGAGCTCGCCGGCAAGGCAGAGTTCTCCGGGCTGACGTCGAAGGTCGACGCCGCGCACGGTCGCCTGTCACAGCGTGGCGTGGTCACGCCGGCCTACAGCGAGACGCCGAACCTGAGCCACCCCAGCTACGGGACCTGAACCATGGGCTTGTCGGTTGTGGTGGTACCGGCGGGCGGGCTGCCCGTCATCGTGTCGACCAACGGCTACGGTCTGCCGTGTACCATCTCGACCAACGGCTACGGCGTGCCGGTGACGCAATCCACCAATGGCAGCGGCTTGGCTGTCATTGGTGTCAGCTTCGGGCCGACGATCCAGCTGTCGGCGGCGTCAGTGCTGGAGACGGCCGCGGTTAACACCGTGGTCGGCACGTTGTCGGTCTCGCCCGGCACGACTGGCTCGCCGGTGTTTGCGCTGGTCGACAGCGCGGGCGGTAAGTTCAACATCTCCGGCACGTCGCTGCGCACCAATGCGCTGCTCGACTACGAGACCGCCACCAGCCACACCGTGATTGTGAGCGTCTCGGGCGTCACCCCAACGGTGGCGAACGCGACGTTCATCATCAGCGTTGGTGACGTGGTCGAGCCGGTTATTCAGCTGACTGGCACGTCGGTGAACGAAAACGCGACGGCCGGCACCAATATCGGCGTGCTGTCGATCGCCAACAGCTTCACCGGCTCGCCGGTCTATACGTTGGTCGACAGCGCGAGCGGCAAGGTCGCGATCAGCGGCAGCAATTTGAATGTGCTGGGCGCGATCGACTACGAAACGACACCGACGTTCAATATCACGGTGAGTGTGTCGGGCATCACGCCGGCAGCGGTGAACAAGACGTTCACCATCGTCGTGCTCGACGTTGTCGAAAGCGCCAGTGCGACGTGGAACCCGAGCGACAAGGGATCTACGGTTACGCTGTCGGGTGGCAATCTGACGGTTACATCTAACACCGGGGCTTTCGCGTATGATGGAGCGCGTGCAACAGCAAGCGCCTCGACAGGGAAATACTACAGCGAACACGCCATTATCGAAGATAATGGTTTCAACACTTTCATGGGTGTTGGCATTGTCGCGGCGTCCCGTACGTTTCTCGATGGGATCAATGGAGGTGGAACAGGCCATTCGATTGGTGTGACGGGTGATGGGAATGTTTTTGATTTTACTCAATCTCCAGCAATCGCTGGACCCTTTCAGACCTTCGTTGAAGGCAACACGGTTTGCATGGCGATAGATTTGGACAATCGCAAATTTTGGTATCGCACTTGCATTGGTGCCACGGTTGGAAACTGGAACAATAGCGGCACGGCAAATCCGGCCACCAATGTCGGCGGAGTGACCATCAACGCATTGACGAACGGCACGACATTTTTTCCGCTGATGCAGCATCTTGTTTATTCGGCTGGCGTACAGCAGATCAGCACGACGAACTTTGGCGCTACGTCATACGCCTACACGCCGCCCGCCGGCTTCTCCAATTGGGGCGGGGGAGGCGCATTGGGGGCTACAAAAAACATCGTCACGGACTACGGCGCCGTTGGTGATGCTCAGTGGGCGCGGACGACGCTGAGCATCACGACGAATGTACTCACGTCCGCAACCCCGATCTGGTCATCGGGCGATGTCGGCAAGACGATTGTGGTGGGCTTTGCCGGGAGCCACAGCGCCGAGCCGGGCGGCGGCAGTGTGCTGATATCGACAATCACCGCGTTCAACAGTTCTACGTCGGTTACCTTGGCTAACAACGCCAGTTGGCCGTTATCGTCCGAGCCGAACGTGATCGTGGCGTGGGGTACCAACAACGGCAAGTCACTTGCGGATGGTGGCGTCAATGGCCCGTTCGAGACGTTCCGATTGGCGTATCAGGGTCAGGCTGTCACGCTGACGATTCCGGCTGGGAACTATCTCATTGCCAGCGGCAACTTTGGTCCGCTGTTCAATGGCATCAAGAATATCACAGTTAATGCGACAGGAGCCACGATCTGCGGCGGTGCGTTTGCATTGGGATCATTCGGTCAGAGTCAATTCTATGGGCATTCCGCCTATACGGCGAATGTGTCTGCGGGGGCGACTTCGGTTACGCTCTCGACGCCTGCCTACGTGTCGCGGTTCACGATTGGGCAATACGCGCTGATGACCGGGTTTGGGTTGCAATACGGCGGCTACCCGAGCAATCACCAACGGTTCGAGTACGTCTTCATCACGGCGATCGACAGCGATACGCTCAGTCCTACGTATGGCAAGATTACTTTCTTGAGCCCGTTGGTGAATTCGTATTTCTCGACGTGGCCGTTGTATTTAGACGAGACGGGGACGACGCCCCCTCCCGAGAATGGGCAGTATACGTCAGGAGGTCCAGCGACGCTTTACGCGTTTGATGCCAAGTTTGATCACACTGCTGTCCTCAACAACCTGACCATTGCGCACCATCCACAGATGGGGATGACGGGTCTTAACCTGACATTGAATGGTTGTACTTTCGAGAGCATCTGGGGGCCGCACGTTACGATGTGTAAGGCAGTGACGCTCAATACATGTCTCGGCATTCTCTGCACCATGGAGGTCGACAAACTCATTACGGCATTCACGATGAACGGATGCGACTGGGGCGGGCTTTCATTCCAGAGTGCGAGCGTAACGGCGTTTATCGCGGACGATACCGATATCAGGTATTCCATCACGGGTACGCCATACAAATGCACGATCCGCAATGGCAGCACGGTCGGAACGATATCCGGCATAGGCATACTGACGCCAAGCGCGACTTACGGGTATTGCAACGAGTTGGTCGTGACCAGCAGTCAGGTGAAGAATTTCGGCGCTGTGACGACGCATGAGAGCGGCCATGTGATCATTGGCGGGACCAGTTCCAGTGTTGGCGTCAACACTGAGTTCACCAAGTCGGGCGGGGTGATTACGATCCCGCTGAGTTATAAAGCTTATGGCTGGATCGAGCAGTGGCCGGTCATTGGCGCGAAGATGTTTTTCTACGATGTCAATGTCGGGACAATTGGGTCGTTCTCTATCACCAACGTGACCTACGACTCGACCAATGTGTACGTCACGACTACCGCCAGCGGGGGTTGGCCGACGCGGTCTTACAATCCGTCCTTTGGATTGCGCCTGATCGTGCATCCGGCGCCGATCTGCACGTTCACCAGCGTGACCGGCTGTCCCGAGGTGGTTGACCTGTCGAACGCCGGGGCGGCGGGCCTGCCGCTCTACTCCTACAGCAAGCGTACCTACAGCGGATTGATTGGCGCCAGCGAGTATTGGCAGGTGTGGGGCAGGGTGAAGAAAATCGTCGTGATCGTAACGACGCCTTCGGCTGCTGCGGCTTCGGTATCCATCGATCTTCAAGCCAGCAACATTCTTATCAAGATGTCGGACTTTTCCAACACAACGTGGCATCCGATCATCGACCTCAACAAGACCGGCACGCGCACGTTCGACGCGACGGCCAACACCTATCCGGTCAGCAGTTGGTCAAGCACTGCAGTGGCTGCGGCTGACACGCTGCCGGGTCAGACCGAGGCGCTGTGGGTGCCGGGGAACTATCGCGTCGTTACGAGCGGAACCGCTGCGGCCGCGGTGTTCTCGGTCGAGGTGATCACGGATCAGGGATGAGCGGGCCGATATGACGTTATTGGTCGATATCTTTGCGTGGATTGGCATCGTGGGCATAGCCACGCTCTCGATGATCGGTCTGGTGTGTGCAACGAGGCATGTGACGGAATGGGCACTCGACTGGTCGAAATAGCACCCAACCGCTGGCGCTTTGTGCGCGAGCAAACGCCGGTCGCGCGCTCTGCGCTGCCGCTGCCCTACGTGATCAGCGACGCGATGCCGGCGGCCGAGCACGTCGACGGCAGGTTCTACGAGAGCAAGGCGGCATTCCGTGCCGTGACGCGCGCGCATGGATTGACCGAAGTCGGCAACGAGAAGATCAAACCGAAGACGCGGTCCAGTCTTGATCCGGAATTCCGGCGCAACCGGAAGAAGGCACTCAAGACCGCGATCGAGAAGGTAAGGGCAGGACACTATGAGCGACACTTCAACAGTGACGGTTCCCGACGCGCCGGCTCCGCAGGCGCAGACCGAAGTGACGATACCTGAGCAGGGTTCTGCAGGTGGCGTTGGAGAAGTTGGCAAGCAGACCCCGGACAAGTCGCCGGACCAGATTGCTGCCGAGCGTGCGCTTGGACGCCGTCAGGCTGTCGAGAAGGCCTTCGAGAAGGCCAAGGCCACGGCCGAAACCAAGGCCGCGACGGACGCTAAAGAGCGGGGGAAAACTGCCGGTGAAGATCGGGGAAAAGCCGATCAGGAAAAAACCGAGAGACCCAGGGATCGCGGACGCTTTGTGTCCGCGAAGTCGGCCGAAGCGCCTCCCGCGACTGAGGCCGGCCGGCCAGGGGAGCAGCCAGCCCAGCGCTACGCCCCCCTGGCCGAAACTGCGCCGTACCGGGACCCGCCGCCGCGCTTTTCCGACGCCGCCAAGGCGGACTGGGCTGGCGTTCCCGAGAGCGTCCGCGGCGCCACAGATTTGGTGATGCGGCAATACGAGCAGGGCATTCAGCAATATCGCCAAGTGGCCGAAGCCTTCCAGGAGGTGGGGGACTACTACCATCAGGCGCGCCAGGACGGCACCAACCTGCGCACAGTCCTCGACAATTACACCGGCATGGAGCGCAAGCTGCGCGGCGACCTGTTCGGCGGCCTGGAGCTGATCATCCACAATCTCGGCATGCAGCACCCGGACGGTCGCCGGGTCACGGCTCACGATGTGGCAGCCGCATACCTGCAGCAGTCGCCGGAGCAGCGTCGGCTGACGCAGCAGGGCAATTATGCCCAGGCGCAGCACGCCCAGCTCCAACAGATCCAGCAGGAGCAGCAGCGGCTTGCAACTCACTTTCAACAGATGCAATATCAGCAGCGCTTCTCGCAATCCCGATCAATGATCGATCAGTTTGCGGACAGCCATCCTGGTTTTGATGAGAGGAGCGATCTCATCAAGCAGGAGCTGGATCACGGTTATCCGCTGCATGTAGCGTATGAACGCGCGATGAAGCTCCGACCCGGCAACGGGTCAACACAGGCGGCTCAGACCCGCAACACGTCGGCTCAGACCCGAGACGAGATCGATCGCTCAATTTCAGGCGCCCCGACAAATGGCGCCGCCGCCTCGTATCGGACACCGAAAAAATCAGGATCCAATCGCGAGGCCCTATCAACCGCCCTTCGCAGGGTCAGATCAGGGGTTTAGGCCATGGCCGTTCTCGCTAACCTTCAGGCTGACGTTCACTATCATCAAGTTCTCTCGATGGCCTTGGAAGACAGGTCTTCGAGCTACGAGGATCTCGTATCCAACAACAACGCGATGCTTGCCGTGTTGAGGCGCAAAGGTTTGTGGCGCACTTATTCTGGTCCGCGCATTCGCCAAACCTTGCAGATCAATAAGCAAGACGCTCAGTGGTATTCTGGATACGATCAGTTGCTCAACCCAGCGTTGGATTTGTTCAACGACGTCTTCTATTCTCCGAAGATGGTCGTCGTGCCGGTGATCCTGTCGATGCAGGAAATCCTCAACAACGAGGGCGACGCGCAGATCATCGACACCCTGGAAGCGTACATGGACGCCGCGGAGCGTTCGCTCGAAGACACCATGGACGCCGCGATCTACAGCAACGGAACGGCATTCGGCGGCAAGCAGCTGACCGGCCTGGCGGCGGCCATCCCGATCCTGGTGGCGACCGGCACGTATGCCGGCATTGACCGCACGCAGGCCAACAGCGCGATTTGGCGCACGACGACCTACGACGCGCAGGCCCTCGCCGGCACGACGCTCCCCGGCCTTCCTGCGGCGCTTGGCACGGCAGTCACATCGACCTCGATCCGCCCGATGCTGAACTACGTCATGACCAAGCAGAGCCGCGGCAAGCAGTACGCCGATCTGCTGATCATGTCCCCGGAACACTACGCCGCGTATGACGCTGCTACAGTAGCAATCCAGCGCATCAACAACGAAACCAGTCTCGGCAAGCTCGGCTTCACGTCGCTGGAGTACATCGGCGGCGGCAAGCGCGCAGAAATCGTGCTCGACGGCGGCATCGGCAGCAACATGCCGAACGACACAACGTTCGGCCTCAACACGGATACTTTGCGCATCAGGTATAACCCGAACAGAAACTTCGATAGACTGTTCAAGGGTGAAGGTCAGATGCCAATTGATAAAGACGCGATTGCCCAGTTTATTGGTTGGATGGGCGAGCTTACTATGACTAATCCTATGTTCAACTGGCGCTTTACTGATACGACCCCGTAATCAGTCTTGCCGACCGGGAGCCTCGCCCTCGGGGCTCCCGGCTTTTTTGGAGGAACTACATGGCACTCGGAACCAGATCCGCAGGCATTACGCCGTTTTTCAAGACGATGGCCTTCAAGGACGAGCGCGCGAGCATCGCGGCTGGAAGGCCTATCTTCAAGGATACCGATGTGTGCGAGATCCGCATTGCCGGCTCGAAGGACAGCACCGTGCATCTCGTCCAGGAGCGATCGCACTGGGAAGTCGACGAGGAGACCGGCGAACAGCAGAACTTGACCTACGCGGAGCGGTTTCCGCGCCAATACCAGCAGTTCCTGGCCAAGAAGCAGCAGACCAAATCAGGAACACCGCTCGATTATGTTCCTTTTTTGACGGACGCGAAGCGGGCCGAGCTCCGCGCACTGAATATCTACACCATCGAGGCGCTCGCCGAGCTCGACGGCCAGCCGCTTAAGAACCTGGGTATCGGCGGCCGCGACATGAAGAACAAGGCCATCGACTACCTAGCCACGTCCGGGCACGACGCCATGATCATGAAGCAGCAGGTCCAGATTGATGCCCTGCTGGCGCAGATCCGCGTCCTGCAGGAAGACAAGCAGCTGGCCAGCAGCTCTCTTGAACCGCCTCCGAAAGACCCGGTGCGTCCGCCGGTCCCGCCCGAGCCTGTCGGCGAGCCGGAAGACGAGGAGCCAGAAGACGGCGAAGGCGAAGACGAGCGCACGGTTTCGCCCGGGCCAAACGTCGCCGCCGAGCTGATCGGCATGAGCCGTGACGAACTGCGCGCACTCATCATCGAGAAGACCGGGAAGCGTCCGGTCGGCAATCCGTCAATGCGGACCTTGACGCGCATGGCGCAGGAAATCGGTAGATGACGGTTCAGTCGGTCGTCAGGGAGGTTTGCGCGGTTGTCGGCGTCAGGCCACCGAGCGGCAGCGTTTTTCTCTCCCCCTACGTCGACCGCACTGCTTGGGAATTCGTCCAGCTCGCCAATGAAATGGCACAGCGCATTGCTTACGACACGCGCGACTGGACGACATTGCGTCAGCTCTGCACCATAGGCTTTAATGGGGAAATAAATCACCCATTGCCAGCCGACTATCATCGCATGCTGCTGACTTCGCAGGTGTGGCGATCGACCAACACAACGGCGCCGATGACTTTCGTTCCTGACGCGGACGATTGGTTGCGTGGAGAGCTGCAGGGCCGCACCATCCCGGTTGGCGAATGGACTATCTTCAACAACGAGATACACATTCGTCCGATGCTCGCCGCATCAAGTGCTGGTCCGCCGGTTGTCCCGGCCGAGATGGCGAAATTCTACTACCTGCGCAACACTTGTGTGATTTTGACCAGCGGCGGCTTCGGCACGCAATTCTTGAACGATGCCGACACCTTCGTGCTGCCAGAGCGGTTGCTCAAGCTCGGCATGATCTGGCAATGGAAGGCGAACAAGGGCGCGAGTTATGCTGAGGATCTTGCCAACTACGAGGACGCGCTGTCGCGGATAGCCGGCAACGACAAGCCGGCGCCGATCATCGTTGGCCGCTATCCGATCTCTTCCGACGCGACCATTGCTTATTGGGGTCCGACGCCTGCCGGTGCCACTTTCGTTGGGCCTGGGCCATGAGCCGATCCCTGCCGCATTACCGCGAGTTCCGGCGCTTTGGGGCGCCTGCGGAAGTTGCGCAGCAGGTTCTTCCGAAAACCATCTCGGCTCCGACGCGCGGCCTGATCCTGAACGAAAACCCGGCCTTCATGCAGCCGTCCGCGGCCCTGGTGCTGGACAATTGGTTCACGACGGAAAAATCCATTCGCTTGCGCGGGGGCTCGCAGACGTGGTGCTCGCTGCCCGAAACCACTCCGGTGCAGTCGCTGTTTAATTTCGTCACCGGCACGCTGCGCAAGCTGTTCGCCACGAACGCCCACAAGCTTTACGACGTGACATCGGCAACGGCGACGCTCATCACCGGCGTCACGCTCGCTGACGGTTACTTCTCGACCGCGCAATTCTCCAACGCCGGCGGTGACTGGCTGCTTGCGGTCAATGACACCGGCGACTATCCGTTGCGCTTCAACGGTACCAGCTGGGTGCAGTTGATCCCGTCCTACACGCCGCCGGCTGGGCAGCCCGGTCGGCTTACCGGCCCGGTTGGCACTCCCGTCGTGGACGGGCGCGGTCTCACGCAAGTCTGGAAGTATCGCCGCCGCCTGTTCTTCATTCAGGGCGGCAGCATGAATGCGTGGTATCTCGACATTGACGCGGTTGGCGGCGCGCTGCTGAATATTCCGCTCTCCGGCTCATTCAACAAGGGCGGCACGCTGCTGTTCGGCTGCACTTGGTCGGTCTCCGCCGGGGACGGCATCGACGACAAGTGCATTTTCGTCACGACTGAAGGTGAGGTCGCGATCTTTAGCGGCACCAATCCGAGCGACGTTGCGAACTGGCGCCAGCAAGGGCGCTATCAGATGTCGCGACCGATGGGGAAGAATTCATGGCTGAACATTGGCGGCGACGTTCTGATCATCACGGTGGACGGCCTGGTGCCAATAAGTCAGGTGCAGACGAAGGACGTCGCCGCACTGGAATTTTCGGCTCTTACGCGCGTCGTTCATCCACTCTGGCAGCAGGAAGTCCTGGACAAGGAGGACCGGCCATGGAGCATGTGCAAGTGGGACGACTTAGGCGCCTTGTTCGTTACCTTGCCGGGTGGCTTGGAAGGTGACTGGCGCTGCCTCGTTGCCAATACGGTGACTGGCGCCTGGTCGCTGTATCGGGGCTGGGATGCCCTGCAGTTTTGCGTCCTTTCCGGCAATATGTACTTTAGCACGCAGGACGGTCGCATCGTGCAGGCCGATTTTGGTGGATCCGACTACAGTGCCGTGCGCCCGATCTTGCCGGCCGTGGAGGGAAGCACTGCGTACCCGCTGCGGGCCTACACCTGCACCTATGTCGGGGGCTGGGAAACGTTCGGCGAGCCGCCTGTCACGTTCACACTGACGCAGGCGCGCTGTGCGTTTTTCGGGCGCGCGAACGATACGTTCATTCCGTCCGTCTCGGCCTGCGTCAACTACAGCATAGACATTCCGCCGCCGCCGCCGGCCGGGACGCTTTCTGCCCCGTCCGAGGTGTGGGACGAGGGCCTGTGGGGATCGAGTGGCCCGGTCGTTCCACCGGATCCGCTTCCGGTCCCGACGCCGGAGGCCGGTGCCGCGCGCTGGGATCAGCCCAGCGCCTCTAGCGGGCCGCCGCGGACAACGATGTGGGTCTCGATTGGGGAGACTGGCTGGTCGCACGCCCCGGTCGTACAAGTGTCGGTCTTTCAAATTCCGCGGCCGGACGTCGAAATGCTCGGCATCAGCATGTTGGCCGCGAAGGCCGGCATTGCCGTATAGGAGCCATCATGGCGCTTCCCAGAAATGCACTCGGCAGTGTGTTTGCCCCGCCCTACATTCCGGGCGACGCGCAGTCGGCCCAGGACGTGGTGGACTGGCAAGCCCCGCGCGCCGGAACGTGGCCAAGGTCCCAGATCGAGCGATATCAGGTGCCGACGCCCCAGACCGGCGTGAGCGCCGGCTTTCCGCAGATGACGTCAGTCGATCCGGCCTTGCTGCAGGCAGCCGCGCAAAACCAAGTCTATACGCCCGGCCCCAACGTGACGGTCCAGCCTCAGGGCGGCCCTGCACCCGGCGCTGTCACGCCTGCTGTACAGCCGCAACAACAGCAAGCGGATTTCCAGCGCGGGCCGATTGGGGGGCAAATGCCGACCCGTGACGATCTGGCGAACCAGATCATGCAGCAGATGCAGCAGCAGAAGATCGACATGAACACTGGCACGGGTCTGGGGTCATCCTGATGCTTTATCCCGAGGTTTCTCCCTCCGCCCCGGTTTCGCGTGATGACCTCGCGGCGGTACTCGCGCGGCAGCAGATGGAGTTCCAGCGCGGGCCGATTGGTGGACAATCTACAGGACCGCAGATGAGTGCTGCGGATTTTCAGCGCGGGCCAGGCGCGCTAGGGTTGGACGGGCAGGTTATTGGTGCGCTGGGCGGGCAGGGGCTGGGTGGGCCGCAGGGCACGCCGTTTGTCGCGGGAGACTACGATCCTGCAGCGGCTGATTTCAATGCCGGTGCCGGACATGTCGGTGGCATTACGTTGGGATCGGGCGGCGTTCCGGACGCAC